CAAGTGGTACGATTACATTCGGTACTACTAACATTACTTTCTCTGTAATCGCTGAGACTGCTGTATACAGTGCAGGTAACGGTGTAACACTCACAGGTACTACATTCTCTGCTGATGCAGGTACAGGCGTTACTGTAGATGGCTCTGGCATTAACATTGGTCAGGCTGTAGAGACAACCTCTGATGTAACATTTAACAGTGTGACGGCAAGTCTATCAGGTAATGTGACAGGTAACGTCACTGGTGATGTAACAGGTAATGCTGATACAGCTACTGCCCTTGAGACTGCTCGTAACATTGGTGGTGTATCATTTGATGGTACAGCAAGCATTAACCTTCCCGGTGTTAATACTACGGGTAACCAAGACACAACAGGCAATGCAGCTACTGCAACAGCTTGGGAAACAGGCCGTACTATTAGTTTGACAGGTGATGTCACTGGTAGCGTTACAGGTGTAGATGGTACAGGTAACGCTTCTATTGCTACTACTATCCAGCCTAACTCTGTAGCACTTGGTACTGACACTACAGGTGATTACGTATCTACTGTTACATCAGGTAACTACCTTACAGGCGGTACTACAGGTGAGGGTTCTACACCTACGCTTAACGTAGATGCTACACCAACTAACACAGCATCTAAAGTTGTAGCACGTGATGCTTCTGGTAACTTTAGTGCTGGTACTATTACAGGTGCTTTGAGTGGTAATGCTACTACTGCATCTTCACTGGCTACAGCACGTAATATTGCCGTAACAGGCGCTGTCACAGGTAATGCTAACTTTGATGGTTCTGGTAATATTAGCATTGCTACTACTGCTACATCTGATCCTACACTAACGCTTAACGGTGATGTGTCAGGCTCTGCTACTTTTACTAACTTGGGTAATGCTACGCTTACTGTTACTGTTGCAGACGATAGCCATAATCACACTACTGCAAACATTGACAACTTCACTGAGTCTGTACAAGACATTGCAGGTGGTATGTGGTCAGGTAATAGCGAGAGTGGTGTAAGCGTTACGTATCAAGACACGGATGGTACGTTAGACATTAACGTTAATGATCCGACTATTACACTGACAGGTGCAGTTACTGGCTCTGGCACAATGACTAACTTGGGCAACGTGTCCATTGCTACCACAGCCACTGCTGACCCTACGCTGACACTTAACGGTGATGCGTCTGGTAGTGCTACGTTCACTAACCTTGGCAACGCCACCCTTACTGTTACTGTAGCAGATGACAGCCACAACCACGTTATCTCAAACGTAGATGGTTTGCAGACTGCATTGGACGGTAAGCAAGCGTCTGGTACATACAACACTGTAATCGGCACTGACAGCGACATCAATACTTCTGGCTCAACTATTATTGATAATATCTTCGTCACAGACGGTGTTATTACCAGCATGGGTACTCGCACTTTAACTCTTGGTGATTTAGGTTACACAGGCGCTACTAATGCTAACTATATTACAAATAATAACCAGCTTACTAACGGTGCTGGCTATCATGTAAACAGTTATTCAAATAACATGACTGCTAATCAGGCTCTTGCAGATGATTGGTTTAGGTCTATAGGTGCTACGGGGTGGTATAACAATACCTACGCTGGTGGCATATACATGACAGACAGCACTTGGGTGCGTGTCTATGGTAGTAAGCAATTCCTTGTAGATAACAAAGCAAGAGCAGATAGCTGGCAAGAAGTATATACTGCCAAGTCAGGTACAAGTGTCACTTTAGATGCAGACACAAGTGGTGCATTTAGTTTATCTATGTCTGGCAATACAACATTTACGTTTAGTGCAGTAGATAGTAGTGTTTCAGTTGGCTTCATTCTACAGCTAACAGGCAACGGCTCAACAGTCACATGGCCTAGCTCAGTTAAGTGGGCAGGTGGTACAGCCCCAGATGCTCCTGCAAGTGGTGAAACTGATGTGTTGGTCTTCCATACACGTGATGGTGGTTCTAACTGGTATGGTGTACTCGCAAGTGATGCTGCTGCATAAGGAGTAAAGCATGGCCTACTCAACTAATCCTTTCTCAGTAGCTACCTTTGGTGAGAGCTATGAGCAGGCCGATATTGCAGTATTACTCACTGGTGTTGTAGGTACAGGTGTAGTAGACACAGGCATTGACGTTAGCTCTCGTACTAATGTTGATCTTGTAGGCACACAGGGTGATGGTGCTATTGGTGTACCTACCCTTCAAGCTGAGGCAGTGCTTACACCAGCAAGTATATCTGCTACAGGTACAGCTAACACAGTTACAGCTACAGGCGGTACAGGTGTTATCTTTACTACAAACAGTGTATCAGGTACTGGTGCAGTAGATAATGTAACAGTAGTAGCTAAAGCTGTAGTCGCACCCACTGGTGTAGAAGCTGATGTAATCACGGATGACCCACTCGTGTCTGGCGATGAGATCATCATTGATGCAGAAGCAGTGTTTAGCATTACAGGTGTTGCAGGTACTGGTGCGGTAAATACTGTAACTGTAGTAGCTAAGTCTGTTGTACTTCCTGTAGGGGTAGAAGGTGATATTATCACTGACTCTATTCTGGTTGATGGTGACGAAGTTATCATTGACGCAGAGGCAGTATTTATTATTACTGGTGTTATAGGTACAACAGCCTTTAATACGGTTACAACAGATTGCCAAGCTGTAGTAATACCAACAGGCGTACAGAGTACATTTACTGTAGGTAATGAGACAGTCAATGTAGTACAGTTTGACTATGAGTCAATTAAAGATAATTACAGCAGAGATCGTACTGCTTACATTGGTGAGTATAGTACACTAGGTAACACAGCGTATGTTCGTGCAGCATAGGAATAATAATAATGTCTCTTAAATGGCCCAACAAAGACCCTGATGAAATACTAGACTATAGCATTGACTGGTCACGCTTTCTTAGTGGTGCAACACTTAGTAGTGTTACTTGGTTTGTTGATGATGCTGATGGTGTAAAGACCCAGCTTATCCCTAGTGGGCAGCTTGTGAAGGGCATACAGCTTATCTCTGCTACTAACACAGACAAAGTAGCAACTGCACGTTTAGGCTCTGGTGATAATAATATAGAGTATCAGTTCTACTGCCGTATAGCCGACACGAATGGGTTAGTAGTAGAACGTAAGGTTCGTTTACGTGTAAGGAATAAATAATGGCATATAACTATTTAGGGCTAGTAAACGAGGTAAATCGCAGACTTAATGAAGTAGAGCTAACAAGTTCTAACTTTGATACTGCTGGAGGTTTCTATAGTTCAGCTAAGGATGCTGTAAATGCCTCACTAAGACATATCAACCATGAAGAGTATAACTGGCCTTGGAATCACATCCTAGAAGAAGAGACTCTTACTCCTGGTGTAACACGTTACGATTATCCTACTGATGCTAAACTAATTGATATGCAAAGCTTTCGCATAAAGAAAAGTGACGCATTAAATGTAAGCACTACTAAACTTAAATCAATGGATTATCAAGAATACCTTGACAGATACGTTGATTATGAGTATAACTCTAGTAGCGATTTACAAGATATCCCCCGTCATGTTTCACGAGCACCTAGTCAAGAGTTTCTCATAATACCTACCCCAGACAAAGCATATGAAATAGTATATGAGTACTATCGCAATCAGGTATCACTTGAGTTGTATGATGATGTACCTAACGTTCCTATTGAGTTTAAGCATACTATTGTAGATGGTGCTATGTTCTACGCTTATCAGTTCCGTGCTGATACACAGGCATCTCAGATTGCACAGGGTAAGTTTGAATCAGGTATTAAGTACATGCGTAGTTTGTACATAAACCGTTATGACTACATACGTTCTACAGTTATTACACGCAATAAACCTAGCCTAAGAGTATCATAATAATGGCTACACAGTGGCAAACATTTCCAGTACCTTTTACTGGTGGGTTGATTACAAACATCAGTCCTCTCCAGCAGGGTATTAATAATGTAGGTTCAGCATTCCAACTGCAGAACTTTGAGCCTTCACTTGATGGTGGTTACCGTAAGGTAGCAGGCTACACAAAGTTTATTGATGCTGAGCTTCCTGGCTCTGGTGTAGTACAGGCTCTAGCGTTAGTGCAGCAGGCTAACAACCAAAAGGTCATTGCTGCACGTAATGGCGTATACTACATAGGCAACGCCATTGATGCTACACCTACATGGACTTCTCTTGCTACAGCACCTAACACTACCTTCACTAAGGTAAGACAGGCACGATACAACTTCAATAACGTATACCAGATATGCTTTGTTGATGGTGTAAACTTCCCTGCATACTTTGATCGTACAGCAGGTACATTGACGCACATGACAAGTTCAGCAACTAATGATGCTGTAGAGGGTGCTAGTCATGTTTGTATGTTTAAGAGTACGCTCTTCTTTGGTGTAGGTACAGAGTTAATCTTTACAGCGCCATATAGTGCAGATGACTTAGACCCAGCTAACGGTGCTGGTAGTATAAGTATTGGTTCAGAGATAACAGGTCTTATTGTATTTCGTGATCAGCTTATCATCTTTGCTGTAGATAAGATCATGCGTATCACAGGTACTAGCGCAGCAGACTTTTCTATGAGTGCTGTGACAGAAGACTTGGGATGCTTAAGTGCTGATACTATCCAAGAGGTAGGCGCAGATGTTATGTTCCTTGGCCCTGACGGTTTGCGTACACTAAGTTCTACAGATCGTATTGGTGACTTTGGTATTGATGTTGCATCTAAGAACATTAGACCTACAGTAACTAAACTACAGGACTACGCTGCTAGTTTTAGCAGTACTGTCATTCGTAGTAAAGCTCAGTACAGATTGTTTGCTTATGTAGACAGTGAACGGGATGGTGTTGCTAAGGGTGTGCTAGGCACTAAGTTTATTGACCAAGGGGGTCAAGGCTTTCAGTGGGCTGAGCTTAAAGGCTTTAAAGTATACATTGCAGACTCTCAGTTTATTGGTGAGGATGAGTATCGTATCTTTGCTAATAATGATGGCTACGTGTATAACTTAGATGTAGGCACTAGCCGTAATGGCTCTGCTATTGATGCTATCTATGAATCACCTTATATGCCTATTAATGACCCTCAAGTACGTAAGACTTTCTATAAGTTGAACTTTTACATTAAGCCTTTTGGTGCTATCAATATAACTGCAGGTATTAAGTTTAACCAAGGCAGAACAGGGTATATTCAGCCACCTTCGTTTCAGATTGTACAGACGGGTGGTGCGGTCGGCATCTATAGTGATAACACGTCTACTTTTGGCACTGCTGTGTTTGGTGCGCCTAGAACTCAGAATTACCTTAACCAAGTTATTGGCTCTGGTGAAACAGTAGCGATACGTATTGAAGATAATAGTGATGATGCAGCATTCCTATTAGACACAGCACTCTTTGAGTATGCTACAGATGATAGACAGTAAGGAAAACTGATATGGCAGGTTATACACGCCAAGACACAGCTAATAACATTGCTAACGGCAACGTAATTGATGCTGATGACTTTGATAATGAGTTTAACGCTATTGATGCAGCGTTCAATAATTCTACAGGACACGTACATGATGGTACGGCTGAGAATGGTGCGCCTATTACAAGGCTTGGCCCTGTACAAGATATTATAGCTACAGCTACTCTGCTACGCCCTAAGACTACAAATGTAATTAGTTTGGGTACTGATGCAGTTCGTTATAAAGATCTGTTCCTTGAAGGTAACGCTGATATAGATGGTACAGTAAACGTACAGGGTGCTACTACACTACAGGACACCTTAGCTGTAACAAGTAACGCTACTATTGGTGGTAACCTCACTGTAACTGGCAATGCTACTATCGCAGGTAACCTTACCTTTGGTGATGCAGCCACTGACACCGTTAGTTTTGCTGCTGATGTAAGCTCTAATGTACTACCTTCTGTAGATGATACGTATGACTTAGGTGCTGTAGGTTCTGAGTGGCGTAACCTCTATATTGATGGTACAGCTAACATTGACACTGCTGCAGTAG